CTTATTAGTTGTATTCTATATTTCTTATTTTCAAATAAGCTATCTGTTCCAACCATCCATATAACACCACCACTAACTACTCCACAAAGACCTATAGGAGCATCATTATCATCAGCTATAGTCATATTCACTTTGCTACAGATATAAGTGAACTGAACTGCTTGTAATGGTTCTTGTCCTGTTTGATAAAAAGCTTCAAGCTTATCCACTTCTCGTAAATTATTAGCTACATATTTCATATCTTTAAATGTAGCCTTTCTTAAATATGCCATCAGACTCTTCTACTCCTGATATGGAATACTGCTTCATATTCAGCACTGGATAATTGTGTTGGCAAAAACGTACTATTCTTTACATCTATTTCTACTCTATCTGCTCTACTCATTATTGGCACTCTAAATGTACCTGTCTCTAAATTAATCTGTCCTATCGTACTAGATGCTGCACCTAATAAATTACCAGTAAATTCATGAGTAGATGTATCTCTATTTTCTGGTGTAACTTCTACTTTAAAGAAACCTGTATCTTCAAACTTGATATAGAAATGATGTAGTTGTAAACGACCACTAACTATTTCTGTTTGTCTAGTACCACCTGACGTTTCTGTTAATCTCTGTTGACTGAATCTATAGTGCATTTCATAAGGTTCACCAATAATAAATTTACTATTTCTATAGTCTCCTGTTGCTGTGATAGTGGTAGTAGAACCATCAGAAGTATTTGTTGTCTGTATAACCTGTCCTGGTATTAAAGTTCTGGTTGCTAAATTACTATCAACATAAGTGCTTGTTTCTCCACTAGCTAAATACCTGCCAACAACATTCATATTAGCTCTTAGTTTATATGGAACAGTAAAAGTAGTTACACCACTATTAAAAGCTACACTTACGCCTGCTGTTGCTTCTGTTACTTTATGATCCAAGTGAAATTCAAACTCTGAATCACTTTCTCTAAAACCTGTTTCAAATGGTATCTTTTCTATCGTTGTTGTATCTGATTCAATAACAGCAAATAAATCTGTTCCAACAAAATCTACATTTAATATTTTACGACCACTATTTAAAGTAAAGGTAAACCATGAGTTAAGTACCTTTCTACCATCACCACCATATAACCATCTATTTACATAAAGTTTATTTTGATTATCTGTACCTAATAAAACCAATACATCTTCATTAGATGAAACTGCCATCTTAAATATATTTCTTGGGATAAGTCTTGGTACATGAATTGTGATATTAGCTGCATCTCTCATCTTTATATCTTCCTGTGATATATATTCTCTAACACCAGCAAAAGATCCTCTCTTAGTTGCAAAGTAAATACTATTACCAGCACTGACAGGAGCTACATCATCACTGGATTCAAACTCTGTTGAAACTACTACGTTTGCTGTTTTAGGTGTAAGGGTATCTGATGAACTGGTTAATATAAATTGCGTCTGTTCACTAAATAAGATCAGATCCTCTCCCATAGTTACAGCATGTTTAAGGATTGCAACCTTAGTATGTGAAGCTGCTACATCAATAGGATCACTATCTATAACAGATATAACTGTTTCTGGAAAGAAGTTAAAAAATTCTGAAACCCTTGATAACACTACATTATCATCAGTTAAAAAACCTAATCTGTTTCTAAAGAAAAATATATTATTTATATTATTTCCAATAAATGAAGGATCAGGAACTGAATCTAAATCACCAACAGTTCTTTCTCCATATTTAGGTAAGGTAAAATTATTTGTCAGACCAAATCTACAATTACCACTGGTTGTTTGAGAACTAGAACCTGTAAAACTAAAAGTATTTGCATCAGGTACAGCATTAATAGTAAAAGCTCCATCACTGCCACTACCAGAAGTAAAATCAACTGTGATTGCATTCCCTACAGAAAAGCCATGATTAGTAGATGTAACCGTTACTGCTGTACTACCTGATTGACTATAAGTTCCAGTATTAGTAGCTGCTGAATAAGCACTTCCATTAGCTTCTGCAAATCTAAAATCACCATCTGCCTGTCTTATCAATACATGTGGCATGGTTGAATAATCAACTCTTTTTTCTATACCTAACTTTGCTGTTTCTTCCCACTGCCCTTCTTCTAACGTGCCGTCTGCTGTAGTGTTATTAGTAACAAACTTAACGTAGTAATTATCAAAGTTAGTCTGATCATCCCCCTTAACTTCTACTACATAACCATTAGGTGCAACTGTTGGTAGATCAGTAAATCTTTGTATAGAATCTTTTACTAAAGTTAATTGAGAATTACCCTGAGAATCACTGACTTGAATATTAAAATCTGAATTATCATTTTTAAATATCCTTATAACTGATCCATTTCGTGAAATATTAAACGTATTACCAGCAGTGCCTGCTGTTAAAACAGTTCCTGTTTCAGTTACATCACTTGCATTACCAGTAAGACCAGCACTAAGTTTCTCTGCAACACGAGAAGTTTTTAAATTAGATGTACCAGAATCAAATACGCATTTACGACCATCAACCTCTAACGTATATTCTGTATTAGCTGATATCTGATTAACAAAAACTATTGCCTGGTTTGTGATATTAACAGTAGATGAGCCATCAAAATATATAGGGCCAGTAGTTAAGGCAGTTTCATTCATCTTTGCCTTTACAGATGTATTAACAACAAAGGTAAAATCTGCAACACTTATAGTTTTTATAGTGCTTCTTACTGTTAAAGGACTAGCAACATCTAAATAATCTTTACTATCAGAAGGTGTTTGATGCACTGTATATTCTGTACCATCAAGATCAAATACTCTTACATTGCCATTACTGAATATTGCTACATATCTTTCATTTAAGTCTCTATTAATAGTTTGTATATGAACATCACCCATAGCTGAGTTGTTGATGGTCTTAATAAAATTAAATCCAGAACGCTTTGTTAAACCTATAACAGGATTACTATCAGCATTATCTTGTATATCAGCATGATCAGATTGTTTTGTTGCATCTGAAGATTGTGATACACCTCTTAATAAAGTAGGTATAGCTCTAGATATAACTGCCATAGTTATCTAATTAATGCGTTAGATGGACTGTAAGTATCAAAAACACTTGTAAGGCTAGGATCACCTCTTAACAAGTTATGATCACCATTAGCAAGGTCTGTTTCCATTAGTATAGCTCTAGCTCTTATTTCGTCCTGTTGTGTATAAGTTCTTAGTCCATCATCACTAACTAATCTATCAACAAAAATACGAGCAGCTTTAATTGTTATATATCTTCTGGCAGGTTCTGGGATCTCAGCAAAAGTTCTAAAGTAGACAACGGTGCAGATAAGGTCTTCATCAAATTCATATTTATTATTTAATCTGTCATATAACTTAAGACCTCTTTGTATTGCATCAATCGTAGGGTGCTGATGAATATTAGGATCTATTCTTAAAATATCAGTACTTAAATTTATTTGTTGTGTACTGCTATCTCTTTGCTGTGTAACATCTATTTCTGTATTAAAAGACCAACCTTCAGATTGAACTTCTTTATTTACTTCAGTAAGAGTTGATTGTGCTAAACGTACATCAACAGGTAACGTGCCTGTCAAAGTATTAACAGGTGATTCTCCTATAGCAGCCAACATAATGTTGACGCTTTCTAGTTCTGTTGTGGCTGCTGTTGTCATTATTTTTTAGCAGTCTTGGCTGCACGTTTAAAGTTTGCTGCGGTTGGCGCACCTTTAGTACCAGGTTTCCTCATCTTTTCACCAGATCCAGCAGCGATTCTTTTACGCTTGGCATGGATGTTGGCATATAAACCTTTCTTTTTTTTAGAAGACTTCTTGATCTTAAGAGAATCTCTATCGTAATGACTTGGCATGATTTACCTTAAAGAAAAAAAAAGAAGGAGTACCCATTGCTGAGTACTCTTCTGTATGTAGTTAAGAAGCAGATAGCTTGATTGTAGCTGCACACTCAGGACGGAGGATTCCGTGACCAAGTGCGTACTTTGCAACCATAAGCGTTCCCTGATACATAATTCCGTAGTCAGAGCCTGAGATCTCAGTTGTCATATCCATTAGCTTCACAGTACCAACTGCTGACTTATGGAATACAAGACCGATAGTTTTACTATCATCACCTGCATAGGTGTTGTTAGATCCAGCTAGTTCGTTAGTGTTAGCTGTGTTACCAGGAGCTTTGTTTGTTTGAGGTACGTTGTTACTCATCATTACAGGAATACCTGCAACCATTTGTACTTTACCTGACGCAAAAGATCCGTTACCACCTGGGTTGAAATCTACATCAACTGTTCTTGTAGCAGACTCAGCTAATTTGTAGTAC